TTATTCGAATAAATCCAGATTCTGGTCTAGATGAAACTTAAGCTTTTCCTCGCCGTTTACGATACTGCGGATTGTTCTAATAGTCACGCCAAATTTACGGGCTATCTTTGAGCGGCTTTCTTTTTTAGCAGCAAGCTCACGGATCGTTCTATTACGCATTGCAATCGTGATTGTTGTAGCCATAGGTACTTCTATTGAAGTGTTACCCAAGTGCTCTGAGAGCAGCTGTAACTTAGAATAACCAATGATCTGTGAAAGTTCATGATGAATGCCTAAAGCGTGTTTATGGGGCACGAAAACTAGAATGCCGCCATAACTTTCAATAAGACTTAAAGCTGGTTTTACGCCAATGAGCTTCGCCACAAATGCAAAGTTTTTAGGCATAAGTGCAATGAGTTCTTCATCTGAAAATAATTGTTGTGCGTCGGTAATGTGAGGACGATAAACCATAATTGCTCCCGCTGTTATCCCATGTTAAGATTTAGCAGTCTTATGATTTATCTCCTCTTGCTTTCGTCGGTGGGTGGAATTTAAAACCTCAGTGTTGGCGCACTGGGGTTTTTACTTTCTTATTGTTCTGTTCTTTCAATGCCGCAACGTTTGCACCATTGTCTTAAGTGATTAATGATCATGTCTGCGTGATGACTGCTCATAAATTGCAAGGCACTCACACCAACTCTTTTTTCTACAAATTTTGCTAAAGCTTTTTCACTACTGTTTCTGACCTGACCAGCCCCATGAAGCTGTAACCATAAATGACGGATTAATTTACTTTGGTCGTCATTAGCTAAATTTTTAACTCCAGATTTATTTTTTGATTCAACTTCAAAGCCAAGTTGTTTGAAGCGATCCAGCACAGCTTCAAGCTGTGCTAGGTTCAAATCTTTTGAACTGGTTTTACCAGTAGTGCTGGTAAGAATGTCTCGGTAAAGCTCATCATCTAAATTAAGCTTTGTTTTTCCCACATGGATTAGCTTGATCAGATTAGCTTTCTTATTGAATTTCATTTCACACCGTCCCTTGGAATGCTTGGAACAAACCTATAATTGCTAGAAAGGCCAATGTGATTGATGCACCTGCTTTAAACTTATATGAGCGTTTCTCAAATATAGTTAAGCCAGTTTTGTTTCGAGTGGTCCACGCCAATTTAGCCTCTTTAAAGCAAGAACCTAAGCCCATTAGAAAGACCGCAAAGTAAGCCAGTACAGTTGCCCAATTCAGCAATTCATTCATGTTGGTGCTCCCAACTTTTCGTATTGCTTGCCACCATTCATAGCTTGATTAAGTTTTGCTGACTTTCCAGATTGTTTACCCGCATGATAATCATTAGCTGCTCTATCATTGAAAGCTTTGCCTTTGTTTCGATCTTTAGGTGTAAATGAACCAAGCTTTCCGTGAGCTTTATCCATATATTTTTTTATACGTTCAGTGGTATTTGCTGGTACATCAATATCTAAGTCAGTTATTAAATGCTTAACTGAATCAACCCAGCCCTCACAGAACAAATCTGCACGACGTACCTTGTTCTTTTTGACCGATACACGTTTTAAGCTGTTTTCAATAAAGCTTTTTCTTGAACGAATCACTTGGCGATATAAAACATCAAAAGTGTAAGATGCAACTTCTGGTGCTGGATCGATACCAATAAATGTCCATGAAGCTTTAATACCCCAAGTACTGCTACCAGAACTAAAAATAGGTTTGCATTGCATGGCTCTAGCTATAGTCATAACTAAGCTTGCTTCCCACGCTTGAGGAACCTTTGTTGCTTTACTTTCGCAACTAGCTTCAACGATATCGAGTAGATCAGGATCAATCTGAAATTCGCGCATCAAAGCCTGTGCTTGACGTAGTGCAATTGCAGCTTCATTTTCATTGGCTGATTTAGCCAATGCTAAACATTTTTTGATTTTTAGAATTGCTTCTTCGCGGGTCATGCTCATTATGTTGTCTCCTTAATACTTTCAATCACTTCAGGTGGTAACTTTTCTAAATCTTCAATGCTGATCATTATGTTCTCGCTGCTCATCAGTACTGGACCACGACATCCAGCAGACACAGGCACGAATGCCTGTGTTTCGCTTATGCTTGAAGTGTGTTCAGAGCTATATCAATCGCACGTTGTTGAACTGTATGCCGTGAAATTCTCTGACCAGCCTCATTCAAAACGTGATACTCGAACCATCCGCAAATGTTGTATTTACGGACAACCCTTAAACCGTTCTTTTCAAGCATGTCTAAGCCCTTAATTTTTGTTGCCATTACTAACAGCCTCTTTAAGTGCTTTTCCTGCTTTGAAGGAAGGTACTTTTGCCGCAGCAATTTGTAGCTCTTCGCCAGTTTTAGGATTGCGGCCTGTACGCGCAGCACGTTCTTTTACGGAAAAGGTTCCAAAGCCGATTAATGCAACGTCATCCCCAGCAGCAAGTGCTTTGCTGATGCCACTTTCAACTGCATTAAGAGCAGCTGTAGCTTGTGCTTGAGTAAGAGAAGCAGAAGAAGCGATGTGTTTGATAAGTTCTGATTTGTTCATGAGTTTAATTTCCTTCAGTAGTTGCTTGATTTTGGTTAAGTGCTGCACATGCAATTTCTGCATGTTCGTGGCGGTAGAAATGACCGACTAAAACGTCGTCATCACGGACGATTGCAAACAGGGCTTGCGGATCATCATTTAGTTGCGGTTCAAGTGCTTTAACTGTGTACATGTTGATAGCCTCAGTTTTAGGTTTAATGAGCAGCTGTAGCAGCTGGATCAACTGTTTCAATTTCATAGCCAAAGTTGTTGCGCTGTTTAAGAGTTGCACCAATTTCAGCGATTAGTTCGGGTGTGAGTTGTTTGATTGACTCCTTATCAGGTTCGGTTTTAGTACGGATGCAGTGTTCAAGCTTTAATTGCTTGAGCATCTGGCAAGTAAAAACAGGATCAGGAATAGTCACACTGGTAGATAAGCGGTAGCCAACCGAACCGTGTGTCAACTTTTTACTCTTGATTTGCAAAAACTCATTTTTGCGGTGATCACAAAATTCTTTAAGTTGAAGTTCATACGCCTTAACTCGTTCCAATAGCGGTTTAAGACGTTGTTTGGTTGCTTCCTTGAGCTTGTCGACCTGTTCATTACAAGCAGCTTCTTCAAGTGCGATGTCACGGTTGATATCAGCCATTTGTGCCAATGTTTGATCAACTGCTTCCCAACTTTGAAGTTGTGGTTCTTTGAGTGATTTACGTGCCATTAGTTTGTTTGCTCCTGTGTTTCAGCTGCTTTTAAGCGTTGGTAGCACTGTTCTAAAGTTTCATCTGGTTGCTTGTGTTTAACGACATGCGCCATAAGTTGTTCTTTTGGAATATTCTTCAGCCCACGTTCTGGCTGCTTCTCATTCATTTGGACAAAGCCCATCATTTCTTTAAAGTTGGTGTTTGGACGTTCATGTTTTTGACGTTCATGTTCCGCTTGCTCAGCTGCACGTTCAGCTTCAGTTTTAGCTAGTGGTGCAGCAGCTCGACGCTCTGTTGGTACTGGCGCATTTTCTGGTTTAAATGAGCTGATCACCTCATATAAATAGCCGTGGTTTTTCAGAGGCAACTGCAATTTGCCTTGGTCACGACGCTCAAGCATTGTGTTGATTGCCCAGATCCATGCTGCTTTAGGAGCTGGGTAACTGTGGTGACCACGCTTGATTTGTTGAGCATTAATATCCTCAGCAATTTCACCAAGAAGCTTTGCTGTACGTTCAAATGTCAGGTCACGGTTCGGGGAGCGGAACATTCCCAAGTACTTCACTAGTGGCTGCGCCAAATCACCAACCAAAGTGAGTGATGCAACAAAAGCTTTGCTGGCATCACCATGCCCTAAAAGAGCATCTAAACTGGTGGTCGCTCCACATGCTGGGCATCTAGTTTTCATTTTTACCAACCTCAAATGCACATGAACCCACAACAGCCAATGCGATTGACAGACCAAAAGGCAAACGTCCAAGGCCGATTGTTTTGCCTCTAGATTGAAGCTTTTGGCGTCTTGCAATTACAGCTTGATTGACTGCTGCCTCGGTTGCTTCATTACGTGCAATTGCCTGAGCTACACGTTCTTCTTTTGTGCCACGACGCTTTGCTTCACCCATTTGTTTTCACTCCTTGTGCCGACTTAACCATTGCTTGATATACAGCTTTAGCTAAAAAACCAGCACCAGCTTCCATTCCTGCGCGTTCCATTTCTTCAGTAGGTTGTTTAGGCACTAGCACATAATCACCGCTGACTAATTTGTCGATATCCTTCGCAAATTGAGCACGCTTCTGTTTGATGTTCATAGACCACCTCGGAAATGTTTGGATTTGCTTTCAACTGCTGTTTGACAGTCAATGCAAAGCTTTACATTGCCCAGAGCGCGACGACGCTCTGGAATTTCTGCGCCACAGTCTTCACATTCATAGTTACTGACTTGGTCAAAGTGTTTAATGTTGGCAAGTGCATGGTCTAAATCTTGTTCAGACAAAGTGCTTGCTACATCTGCAAAATCAGCCATTGCAACCTCCTAGCACAGCCATCACTACAGCGACTGCAAAAAACCAAACTGCAAAGTTCACAATCAGTAAATTTCTTAAATTAAATTTCATGACTTAAACCCCCATCACGATGTCGCGTGTGATAACGTCCTCGCCGATTTCTGCTGCGAGGTTCATAGAACTGGTAATTAAGTTGCCAATGGCAAGTGGATATAAAAGTGAGCGTGTGGTTTTGCCAGCGCTGTTGATTTGAGTTAGACGGTCAACAACTGCTTGAATGCCTTCTTCAGTGATGATCGACTCCAGTTTTTTATCGACGCTTTTAACTCGGTGTTGTAAGTACTCAACTAATGAAGTATTTGTTAAAGGTTCCAGTGTCACACTCTCACAACGCTGTACAACTTCACGTACCGCTGGGTTGCGCTCACTTAATTTGTTTGCAAGTTCTGGCTGACCGATTAAGACGATCCCAATTAGTTTTTTGTAGCCGTCCTCTAATTCAAAGAAACGCTTTAACTGTTTAAGAGTAGCGATTGGCAAGCTGTGAGCTTCTTCAATCACTAATAAATGGCTATAACCAGCTTCACTTGAATTTTTTAAAATCATATGTACTTGACGGAAACGAGCCTCGGCAGACATGCGTGGTTTCTCTTGACCAGCACTAACCGTATTAATAATTGCTTCAGCAATATGGCTTGATTTAAGTGTCTTACCTTGAATGTCATTATCTTCAGTCGCAATGACATATGGTTCGATAATCAAAATTGGTAATTTTTCACGACGAATACGATCTAAAAGGTCGCGTCGTAAAGTCGATTTACCTGAACCTGACTCACCTGAAATTGCAATGAATCCGCCATGTTTAGCTGTCTGATATAAGGCTTGACGCACATAGTTGATGTCGCTATTCAAGAATAGTTCTTCAACTGCACGAACTTCATTTGTGAAAGGGTTGTCAAACAAGCCAAAATGTTTTTTAGCTTGTTGAGTCAACGACTGTTTTGCGAGCAACATGGCTTGTTCGTCCTCATTTAAAAGTTCATTAATTTGTTTGTTTCCGTGTCGTGCTACTAATGCGCGATACACATGGTCTAGTTCTCTTTCACTAGCTGCCTCTGAGCCAAGTCTTTCAAGAAGTGTTTTTTGTGGTGGTGCATCAAACATTTCGTTAAATGCATCATCGATTTCTGACTCGCTAATCTTTGCGTTGACCAAGAACTCTCTAAAACGGGCTTTCACAAAATCAGTATTCTTCTTCGGCCATCTAAGGCAGTTGATGATGATGTTGATCGATGACGGGCTTAGCTGTACGTATCGAGCTAAATCAGCTTGTATAATTCCGTTGTCTAAAATGAGGTCCTTAAGTTTTGTCGAGCAGTCTTTTTGTTTCATGGTTGCTCCTCAACCAACAACACGAAGTTGTGGCCGTTGTTGTGGAAGTTCTTGTTCAGCCTTTATTGCTTCAGCAATTTCACGTACTGCATCGGCAGGGACTAAACCATCTGGATAAGATTTTTTGAGGGCCTTGTAGTGATCCGTGGTCCACAGGTCACCGATTAAGCCTCGGATTTCTTTTGCTGCTTCTACTGTTGAAATAGGTGCAGATTCACGACGTTGTTTAGTTGTAGTGACTTGCTCACCAGCACGTTTGATGTAAGTCGGAACTTCAACCGCTGCAACGTCTGCCATAGCATTGAGCTGACCGTCATAGGCTGGTTTCTTCTTGGCAATTGCTTTATCAACTTGCTCAAGAGTTTCAGCGTCATAAGCTTTTTTAAGTATGCGTTTGCGGTTTTCATCAATTTTGCTTTGAGGCATTGCCTTAATTTCTTCACCGATGATTGCTGCATCATTTCCAAAGCCAACCCAATCAACTTGCATGGGTTCGCATGTGAAAATGACCTCATTGCCGTGTTGATCTTTAGTCAATACATCGATGCATGGCGCACGGTATGGATTCACTACAATCTGCAACTTAGCTTTCGGGTAAACCCCATCAACATGACGAACGTCATAGTCTTGTGAGCCATAGCCATGAATGGCATGACTAACCGTAAGATTGGCTTTAACTGTTTTTTCAACTGGTACTGTGCTGATAAGTTCACGGCACAATTCCATTGGTGGAGCAATGCGTAATTGTTCAGGCTTAATGGTTTGCCAAACAGCATTACGGCTGCGCTTAGTACGGCTATGAATTTTTGTTTCATTCCAATACATGCGCCATGCAGTAGCTTGGGCATTTAACTCTTGGATATTGTTGATCTGCATGAAACGCAGGCGGCCTTCAAACTGTGTTTCAACAATATTTTGAGCGTTTTCAACTTGGCCTTTTGCTTGTGAATTACCAGTTGCATGGGGTATAAAAGTTACATCTAGGCGCTCAAGTAAATTTCTGAATAAGCCACTGGTGTTTGCGCAACCTTTGTCTGTGTAAAGGATGTTTGGAACACCGTGCATCGGCTCTTGAGCAGAACGCTTTTGAATTGCATTTAAGAAAATCTCAATTAAGTTTTCAGAGCTTTCACTGCCATAGACATACTCAACATAAATTGAGCCTGAATAGTGGTCAGTCATGACATAGCGAATCACACGGTCATTTTCGATTTTCTTCACATTGGCAGGTTTGTTCTTGTAGAACTTCTTCTCATCCATCACTTGCATACCGCCTTTAGGCAGGTAAAACAAAACACAGACAGAGGCATCAACTTGCCAAACGTGGTTTGGATGTAACGATTTTTGCTGTGTATGTGCTGACGGTGTAGCCAGTTGTTTTGGGTGGCACATGTTTTGTTTCATGACACGTGCAACTGTTGCTGCTGATACTTTTGGTGCTTTACCATCAGCGATAAGCATTTCCAGTGCAGTAGTCATTGGCAATGTCTTTTTACCATTGGCACGGGTTGCTACATGCACCATACCGCCAACCATTTCAGCAACTTCAGTCGGCACAATTGTTTTACCTTTATCAGAGCGCTGTTTACGTTCAGATTTAAAACCTACTTTTTCAAGTTCACGGTAAAGTTGTGGTTTGCTAAGACTTAAAAAGTCGCATGCAGTTTTAACAATCGCAGCTTTCCCACCAAACTCGGCAGCTGCAAGTTTGGCTGCAATTTCGCGCAAATAATCTTGTTTTGCTAAGTTTGGATTTGTCATGATTACTGCTCCACGTTTGTTGCATCAAATGGAGTAGCGTCTTGATCCGCAGGTGGCAACCATGCTGGGTTCACCATCGTTTCAAAATCAATTTGAATTCCAAATTCAACACTAGTTTGGGCAATCTGTTGAAATGCGCTGATAACGAGGGCTTCTAGTTGTTCTTGGATGTTGTAAAGGCCATGCTCGTTGATGGTGTCTAAAACAGAGTTGATAGTGTTCTTGAAGCGCACTGTGTCGTTGTGCATTGTTAAACATGCGCTGGTGGCTTCTTCTAAAGCCTTTGCAGCAATGAGTTGCTCTTCAGATTCAGCACGCTTTTTGATTTGAACTGGACTCTGAAGCTTGGTGAGCTTTGCATCTAATTCATTAATCTTTTGGTCTTTCTTTTGAAGAAGTAAGTCAGCAGCTTCCTTATCAGCTTTAATTTTGCGAAGTTCGTCTTTTAATTCGCGTGCCGACATAGTTTCAATACTATCTAATGAAAGCTCTCCAATGCTTCCACCTTGTTCGATGACTTGTATTTCGTCGTCATCCAATGTTACAAGCTCAAGTAATTTTGTTTGATTTCCAGCTTTCTGCAAAAGCGAACTCGAATTCGTTTTTGAGAATTTCAATACCGCTGACATGAATTTTTGTGCCATACGTGGGGTGAAATTCAACATCTCAACACGCTTATTAAATTCACCATGAGGGGTGATTTCTTTTAAAATTAATAAGCGTTTGCCAAGCTCCATAACAGCTTCAACAGTACGTTGTTGGAAAAAGCGAATTTCATCTTCCAATGCACCTACAGTTAAGGCTCCTTCATAACCAAGTTGTGTTGCTAAACCTGCAACAGCCTTTGTGTGATTTTGAATTTCAACTTCAGTAACTACTTCGTTACTCATAACGAACCCTTATTAAAACTGTGTTTGTAGACGTTGCTTGTATTCATCAATACGAGCTTGCATGCGGTCACATTCTTCTTTGCATGAAGCGCCGAAACGAATTGCCATCATGCTTGGTGCATAGTTGCCGTTATCGCGTTTTTCAGCCCAGCCGTTTGCTTCCAGCGTTTGTAGTGCCCGTGTGATAAATGTTGGTGACTCATTTAGGCTTTCAGAAAGTTGTTTATTACTAACGCCAGTAATGTAGTGACCACGTAGAGCGAATAAGACTGATAAAACTTTTCCTGCCGATTTATTTGTTGAACTCATGCCCATCTCCTTGAGTAAACTTGATTGACATTAGTTGCTGTTTAAGAACTTCATTGTCTTGTTCAGCGAAGAACCATTGGACATATCCGAAGGTCGCTACGAAGACGATTAGGTAACGAAATGCAATACTTCCTAATTGTTTTTGTCTCATCTCTTTCCCCGTGTGCAAAAATGTGCGAATATGTGCGAAGTAACTAAACAGTGACTTTTTGTTTAGGCTCTGGTTTTAGTCCGAGCGCAACGGCAATCTTGTGGGCACGTCCAAAGTTTCCTTTAGATTGACCGTTGAGTACTTTGTAAACTTCTTGTGGGGTGAAACCTTTACTTTCAGCCCATGATGAAACAGGAATACCTTGTTCAATAAATTCCTGTTTAACTTCTTCGGGAGTTTTTAGGTGCATGTTTAGTTTCCTCTGTGTGTCTAAAGTTGCATTAAGTAGAACTTATAGCACCACATTAGTAACTATTTAGTTACTTGTCAACATTATTGGAGTGTTTTTTGTGACTATTGGAGCAAGACTTAAAGAAGAGCGTGAGCGACTGGGTTATACGCAACCAGTTTTTGCTGAATTAGCAGGCACTACCAAGAAAAGTCAGATCGATTACGAGAAGGATTTGACACAACCAAAAGCGGGATATTTAGCTGCAATTGCCGAAGTTGGAGCAGATGTTGGTTACATAGTAACGGGTAATAAATCACCACAGTTACAAAATAGTGACTTTGCTTATGAGTTTGACTTAGTCAATGTTTATGATGTTTCGGTGTCTGCTGGTGATGGTGCAGTTTGTTTGGGTGAAACAGAACCTACTAGCCGTTTGGCATTTAGAAAAGACTGGCTCGCAAGACATGGGCTTTATGCTAAGGACTTAGTCATCGTTTATGCCAAGGGCGATTCAATGGAGCCAACTATTCATGACAAGGAGCCTTTATTAATCAATACGATTGATAAAGAACTAACTGATGGTTTTATTTATGTTGTAAGAAATCACGAAAATTTCTGGGTTAAACGTGTTCAACGTCAATTTAATGAATTGTTATTGTTGTCAGATAATGAAAAATATTTACCCATGAAACTTGATTTAAATGAATCGACAGATGTTGAAATTATTGGCAGATGGATACCACCTAGTCGCGGGACTTTCTATTAATATGAAAAATTTAATTACTATTGCTGGATTCTTATTATTGGCAGGCTGCTCCACTCAAAAACAACCGCAGTCAGAACCTCCTTATGTGAAACAAAATTATAGTGAGTCTGATCCTGCTGCGAAATTGAGTGTTTCTCAATTTACTGGTGTAGTTAAAAGTATTTATCCTGCTTATCAAATCAATCACTCAAACGATGGTGGTGAAGTAAAATTCTTACCAAATGATGTCAAAGCAGATACTAAATTTGTGCCAAATAATAATTGGTACAGTATTAAAATTATCAAAGAACCAAATACTGAAAATTGGAAAGGTCTTATTGTAGAAGTTTTTAATAAAGGCTCATTTGAAGAATCAAAAGCTGTTGCTGCAAAAGACTGTCAAAAGATTTTTGGAAATATTGATAACCGTGTACCTGCTGTACTTTATGACCTTGAAAATCGGTTAAATCAAAGTCCAAATGCTTCAATCTCTAACCGTCAGTATGGTTATACTTTCCACTTAGATGCAAGTCACTACAATCAAGGTTATCCAGTAACTTGTATGGTAAGTAACTAGAACCCAAAACTGAGCGGAAGCATTTCCGCCTGATAAAAAAATAGTTCAGATTGCAACATAGCCTCATCATTTGATGAGGTTTTTTTGTGGATAAAACTTTTCAAACTGCACTGAAACGAGTGCTTCAACATGAGGGCGGTTATATTAACCATCCCTCTGATCCTGGTGGTGAAACCAATTACGGCATTACAAAAAGTGTTGCACGCCAATATGGTTATAAAGGCTCTATGAAAGATATCCCTATGGATATAGTTGAGAAGATTTATAAAAACCAGTATTGGGATGCGATGAGTTGTGACAACTTCCCATTTTCTGTGGCTTTTCAACTTTTTGATGCAGCTGTTAATCATGGTCTGCTCAATGCTCGAAAACTTCTACAACGAGCTGTTGGTGTTAAAGACGACGGTATTGTTGGTGCCTTAACTTTAGCTGCAGTTCGTAAGCAACCACAGTTTGCTTTAATCAGTTTATTCAACTCCAAGCGTATTGAATTCTACACAAAGATTTCAACTTTCAATGCCTTTGGTAAAGGCTGGATGGCACGTGTTGCCTTGAACCTTAAATATGCTGCGGAGGATATGTCATGAGCCAATGGAAGCGAAATTTTCGACGTCAGTTAGCTAAACAAAATGCTGTAAAAAATCAGCTTGTGGCTAATGAATCCCAATCCATTCAAGGTGTACCAGTCAAGCTCAAAAAGCGCTGGATAGTAGAAAATTGGCGCAGTGGTTGGTTATGGCTGTCCAACTGGTTCGTTGCATTAATTGCATACGTTCAAATTTACGGTGTTCCTCCTGAGTTGATTCAATTATTACCAATGGCAACCCAGCAACGCGTAACAGCAGCATTGGCAGTTTTGGCTTTTATTGGTCGATTTATCGATCAAAACCGTCCAAAGCCTTTGCCACCAGTTGACGAGGACAATTAATGCAAATCAACCCCGCAACTGTGTTAGCTCTGGTTTCGTTTCTTTGTAACTTTGGGCTTGGTGTTTATATCTTTGTTTCAAATCGCCAAGCTGCCAAAGACAAAGAGTTGCAAGAAACTAAAGAGCGTTTGACTCAAGTAGAAGAACGCATTCGTAACATGCCTGATCACCAAGTGATCTATCAAATGTCTGGTGATATGAAAGCCTTAAAAGAGTCTGTTGCGGGGTTGAAAGAACTTATCTCCCCCTTAGCAAAGGCGGTAGATCGTGTGAATGATTACTTATTGCATAACAAGGATTAAATATGAGCTTCGCCAATCATTTAAAAGAAGACATGCGTTTGGTGGTATTGCGCCTTTTACATGAATTACCACAGTACCGTTCTAACTCGTCAGTGCTTGTTGCTGGTCTAGATCGGTTTGGTCATAGCTTCAGTCGGGATCAAGTTAAGACCGAACTACACTGGCTTGCCGATCAGGGTTTAGTGGTCCTTGAAGATGACCTTGGTTCTGTATTGGTCGTGAAACTGACTGAGCGCGGAATGGATGTCGCAACTGGGCGTATTACAACACATGGCGTAAAACGTCCTTCTGCTTAATGCATAGGAGCAATTATGGCTAAGTCTTTTATGCATAAGTTATCTGATGAACAGCGCGCATTTGTAGAAAAATTACTGCGTGAAGACCGACTGACATTGAATGAAATGCTGGATGAGATTCGGGCTGAATTTCCAGCTGATTCTATTCCAAGCCGTTCAGCTCTTGGCCGCGAGAAGAAAAACTGGGCTGAAGAAGCTAAGGCCATGCGTGAATTTGCTGCTGCGTCAGAAGTACTTGTTAAAGAGTTTGGTGAAGACCCTGACGACAAAGGCGGAATGTTGTTAGCTCAAGCTATTCAAGCCATTGTTACTAAGAAAGCTTTAGACGAATTAACCAATGATGGAACAAATCCAGAAAAGCCAAAAATGGATATTGATTCAGTTGGTGCACTTGCCCGTGCTGCCCGCGCTGCAATGATGACAAAAGAAAAGGCTATGGATAACCGTGAAGAGGTTCGGCGCCAAGCACGTGAGGAATTGCTTAAAGAACAAGACGAAAACCTCAAAAAAGCAGCTGCCTCACAAGGTATGGGTGAAGAGCAAATTCAATTTTGGCGTGAAAAAGTATTGGGTATTAAATAATGACTGCACCAAAACCTCGGCAAGACACAGTGCGGGTTATTGATTGGGATGAGCTTCCTGAACGTGCCCGCAACCTACCTAATAATCTGAATCCTTTCGAGGAAGGTGTTTTGATGAAACACCAAGTTGAATGGCTGAAGATTAAGACAGACATTAAGGCCTGTCCTAAAGGACGTCGAACTGGTATTACTTTTGCCGAAAGTTTTGATGCAGTATTTACAGCCGCCGCAAGTAAAGAAGCTGGCGGTATGAGTGTTTACTATATTGGGGATACCAAAGAAAAAGGCCTAGAGTTTATTGGTTACTGTGCCAAGTTTTCACGTGTCATTGCTGAAGCCCAAGGCCAAGGTATTTCTCAAATTGAAGAGTTTCTTTTTGAAGACCAAAACGATAAAGGTGAAACACGCCAGATCACTGCTTACCGTGTCCGTTACTCCAGTGGTTTTCAAATCGTTGCATTATCTAGCCGACCCGAAAACATCCGTGGTCTACAAGGTAAAGTCATCATTGATGAGGCCGCATTCCATCCTAATGTTCAAGGTGTGATTGAAGCAGCAACCGCACTTTTGATTTGGGGTGGTCGTATCTCAATTATTAGTTCACATAATGGAAAAAATAATCCATTCAATCAGTTTGTTAAAGACATTGAAAATGGTGTTTTTGGTGAAGATGCCGCTGTGCATGTAGTTACTTTTGATGATGCGGTTGCTAATGGTTTGTATGAGCGTGTGTGCTTTATGCAAGGTAAAAAGCCAACTATTGAAGGTAAAGAAAAATGGTACACAAAAATTCGTAAAGCTTATGGTAGCCGTAAGGCAGCCATGCGTGAAGAATTAGACGCAATTCCCCGTGATGGTTCATCGGTATGTTTACCGACCTTGTGGGTAGAGCGTGCAATGACAGAAGTCAGGACAGTATTGCGCCTGCAATTGGGTGATGATTTTACTGAGCTAACACCAGATGAGCGTGATGCATATATTGAGGATTGGATTCAGCGCTATTTAGAACCAGAATTACAAAAGCTTGATAAGACTAAGCAACATTGTGCTGGGCAAGATTATGCACGCCACCGTGACTTTAGTTTTATTTTGCCATTCTATATAGCTCAAGATTTACGTCGGATTGCGCCTTTTGTGATTGAAATGCACAAAGTGCCTTCACGACTTCAGCAGAAAATTCTGTGGTATATGCTTGATCGCTTGCCGCGCTTTGGTGGTATTGCAATGGATGCTACAGGTAATGGTGAAACCATTGCTGAGAATACTGCCGAGAAATATGGCGCACATATGGTGCATCAAATCAAATTGAGCCGTGCTTGGTATGGTTTGTGGACACCTAAATTGGTTACAGCATTTGAAGAAGATATGGTTGATTTACCAATCGATGCTGACTTGAAAAATGACTGCTCCGCAATTGAAGAAGTTGACGGCATTTATATGGTGTCAAAAGCACGTGCCAAGGATATTAAAGATCCTGAATTGTATCGTCATGGTGATGGTGCTGTTGCGATGATTTTGGCTTGGTATGCCAGCTTACACTTGGCAACAGCAATTGAATTTACTCCATTACCTTCCAAAGAGGAAATTGAGCTAAGTGATGATTATGATGATTGGGCTGGTTCTATAGGGTGGTTTTAGGAAATTCTTTCAGTCTTAGAGTACCTTCTTCCATTATCATAAAATGAGTGCACTTTGTATTTGCGCTCATATTTACGCCCTAAAACGTTTTCAAATTCGATTCTAATTTCTCGTTCTACATCTTTATTTTCTCTGTAAAGCGCATCTTCAACAGGAGTAAATGGTGAATTAAATTCTTGATGATGACCTTTCGGGAAAACTTCAAAGCTTTGGGTTTGGTTAGGGAGATACTCAATAATAATATTTCTTGCAGGATGTTCAGTTTGATTATCAAAAATTAACCTGTATTCAATCTTGCCAGCTGTGACATTGACATAACCTTGAAAACTGATCACAGGCGCAACAGAATTATGCCTATCTTCAAGTTCAGCTTGCTGTAGTTGCGCCATTATTTTCTGTTGATCAACTGACTCCTTCATTTCAGCAACTTGTAGTTGCAGTGCTTCAGTACTTGCTCTTAACTCTTCACTTTGAATCCTGATTGATTCATTGTTTTGCTTGTATCCCAAGATTAAAAATAAAAAAGCTAGTGGTGCAAAAGCACCTGCTAGAAAGTCACCTAATTCATTTGAAGGGAGTAAAACGTTTTCACCCTCACTTAAGCAAAATATTAAGGTGTATAAAATAATGAAAGACAAATATAAAACAACTACCCAAAAGACCCACGTTTTATAAATAGGTGTTTTGGGCGGTGTTTGATTTTGTGGTGTCGGTGTCGGTGTCGGTGTCGAATTTTGCACGGAAGTACTTCCCCCTGATTATCAAGTTTTAATTTTTTAATAATTTAAAACGAGGTGACGACTCTTGCTGGAACAAGAATCGCCCCCTTTGGTAAAAGTGCTACCGCAGACTTAGCCTCGTTACTGTGCACACAGTTATTGCAGGCTATCAAAAATGAAAAAGTTTTGCAGTAGGTGAAATAATGAAAACCAAGCCAATTGTTCCTTGGATGGGTGGTAAGCGTCGTCTGGTGTCGCAACTGATTGAAAAAATGCCAGAACACCAATGTTATGTAGAGTTATTTGCTGGTGGCGCAGCTTTATTTTTTATGCGTGAAGAACAATCAAAAGTTGAAGTGATTAACGATTTAAATGGTGAGTTAGTGAACTTATATCGAGTCGTTCAGCATCACCTTGAAGAGTTCGTTCGTCAATTTAAATGGGCGCTGGTCAGCCGCCAGATGTTTGATTGGCTTAAATCTGCAAGTGTGGAAATGATGACTGACATTCAGCGTGCAGCTCGTTTCTACTATTTGCAGCACACGGCATTTGGAGCCAAGGTATCTGGTCAAACTTTTGGAACAGCAACCACAGCTCGACCAGTAAACTTGCTCCGAATAGAAGAACAATTGAGTGAAGCGCATTTGCGTCTGTCTGGAGTAACTGTTGAGCATTTAACTTGGGATGCATGTCTATTGAAGTATGACCGTCCACATAGTTTTATGTATGCCGATCCACCGTACTGGAAATTAGCTGGCTACGGTGTAGGTTTTGGTTTGGATCAATATGAAAAAATGGCTGAGCTAATGAAGACCTGTAAAAGTAAAGTCATGCTCTCGATAAATGATCATGAAGACATGCGTGCCACATTTGATGGGTTGAATATTGCGACCACCAAAATTAAATATTCAGTGGGTAATTCTGGCTCAGGTCGTGATGAAAAACAGGAACTCATCATTACTAATTACTGAAGCATGACGTTTGTAGATTTATAAATCTTTATAAACGCTCTTTACGGCATTTATTTTGTATTTTGCTGCAATGATCCGTAAAACTAAATAAGTCGCTTAAATCGCAAATCAGCGCATGAAATTGGGCGGAAGCATTTCCGCCTGATTTTAAGCCCGCTAAAATTTCACAATGGTGCAGAATCCTCAAATTGTATTTGCATCTATCATGGCTAAAAAAGACCGCACTTCTAAAAAACAAGATCGTACTGCACTTGAAACTAATCAGACTGCTGAAATTGCATGGCTCACCAATCAGGCTCAAGAACATCCTGTCGTTGGATTGACGCCACAGCAGTTATATCGCTTACTTACCGATGCTGAACAAGGCAACTTACAAGCTCAAGCTGACCTGTTTGCAGATATGGAAGAACGTGACGGCCATATATTTTCCGAAATGGATAAACGCAAGAAAGGCATTAACGGTCTTGACTGGGGTGTTAAGCCACCAAAAAATGCATCTGAGCAAGAAAAGAAAATTGCTGAAGAAGTTCGTGAATGGATTGAGGACATTCAAGACTTTGAGATGTTTTTGTTTGATGCGATGGATGCTGTTGGACATGGGTACAGCTGTCAAGAAATTGAATGGCATCAAGTCGGCAATTTGTGGCTACCGAAAAGCTTTGAGCACCAGTTGGCACGTAATTTCATGACGCCTTTTGATAAACCAAATGAGTTACGTCTGAATGATGGTTCTCCAGAGGGTGCAGAGTTTTGGGACTTTGGGTGGTTCATTCATCGCCATAAAGCTAAATCAGGATATATTGCCCGATCTGGTTTACACCGAATTTTGTGCTGGCCGTTTATCTTTAAGAATTATGGCATTCGTGATGTGATGCAGTTCCTTGAAGTTTATGGTTTACCTATACGCCTTGGTAAATATCCTTCAGGTGCAACCGATCAGGAAAAAATGACTTTGCTGCGCGCAGTTATGTCGATTGGGCGTAATGCTGGAGGGATTATCCCAAATGGTATGAGCCTAGATTTTGAATCAGCTGCTGACGGTGACACCAAGAACCACATGTCACTTATTGATTGGTGTGAGAAAACAGCTTCAAAAATTATTGTTGGTGGAACTTTATTAAGTCAGGCTGACGGTAAAACCAGTACAAATGCCCAATCAAATACACATGAGCTTCAGTTTGAAAAAATTATTAAGTCTGATGCTAAACAATTAGCGCGGTCATTAACTGATTACCTTGTCAGCGCTTTAATGCGTTTGAACTATCCAAATATTCAACCTGATCGTTATCCGAGCTTTTTCTTTGATACTTCTGATACTGAAGACATGCAGGTCTTTGGTGAATCGCTTGAAAAATTGGTACGTGTTGGCATGAGAATCCCTGTGTCATGGCCTCATGAAAGACTTGGTATTCCACAGCCTGCCGATGACAAAGAACCAATCCTAACAATTCAAAATGGGCCTATGCCTAATTTGGCAATGAACACATACCAGCCCCAGTTGTTGGGCGGCATTATTGCTGCCAATTCAGCACAGCTACCTATTGAAGAGCAATCCCTGCAACTGTTGCTGAAGGATCAGACAAATATTGCACAAGATACAGTTGAGTCATGGACCAAGCAGCTCTTAGCAAAGATACGGTCAGGCAATGAAGAAGAGATACTTGCACTTTTGCAAGATGCATATCCAGCCGATGACGAACCAGCATTGCAGGAAAAACTGACACGCCTAATATTTGCAAGTGAAGTATTGGGTCGTCTGAGTGTTCAAGCGGAGCAAACCTAATGCCTACAGCACAACGGCCAGAGCTGAACGCTCTGTTTACATTGCCCCCTGAAGATGCGATTTCTTATTTAGAAAAGAAAGGCTTCAAGATTGGTTGGGACTGGCATGAAACACTGGATAATGCACACAGCAAAGCATTTACCGTGGCAAAAGTTGCACGTATGGATCTGCTCCAAGATATTCGCCAGTCCTTAATTACAGCGATGCAGCAAGGCCAGTCGCTTGAGCAGTGGAAAGCTAGTATTACGCCTACGCTTCAAGACAAAGGCTGGTGGGGAAAGAAAATAGTTGTTAATCCCGAAGGCCGTGAACAGGAAGTACAGCTTGGTAGCCCCCGTCGATTACGAACAATTTATGAAACAAATATGCAGTCTGCTTTTGCAGCTGGTCGTTATAAAGCCATGCTTGCAGGTGCTGAAACTCGTCCATATTGGGAATGGCGTCATATCTCAATTAGTAACCCACGCAAACAACATGTGGCCTTGAATGGAAAGATTTTTAGCTATGACGATCCATTTTGGTCGGTAGCCTATCCACCGTCAGAATGGGGTTGTAAATGCCGTATTATTGCCCGATCCAGACGTGAGGTTGAAGGCAAAGAAATATTAACTGGCAAAGGTCATGCCCGAACAATTAATGAAAAAATTGGTACAGATCGTAATACTGGCATGAATGTTGTTGCCAAGCGGACTCAATTTAATATTCCAACTAAAGACGGTACGCTGACGTTTGCTCCAGCAGCTGGCTTCAATGGATCACCAGCTACCAGTTACTTGCTTGATAATGTAATGGCACAACGGGCAACCGATTTAATGGGTTCGTACAAAGGTTTAAAACAAACTCAGGAATTATTGAATACACCAACACGGGCTAAAATCCACGAAAAGTTTATTCAGAATGCCTTGCGTCTGGCCGAGCCTAGAAATGAGACCAGTACCATTGGCTCCCTTCAGGATGTTGCTGTGAAATCACTCTTCAGCAGAGGCGTACCGCTTGAATCACCAATTTTATTTTTAAGTGATGCAATTATTGTTAATAAAGAATATTCAGGTATAGCGGTTAGCCGATTGATGGCCTTGCCTCAATTACTTACTGAAGCCAAGCAAATATTTTGGGACCCCAAAAGCGAGCTATTGTTTTATGTGCTTGAAAAAGATGTTGTTCAGTTCTCAATGAGCGAAACAACACGCACTTTTGGTGTGTCTCAGATTGTGCGTAAAAAAGACTGGCAATCTGATGGTTTGGAGTTGATTCAATGACTATAGAACTGGGCAATAGAGAGCTAAGGACTCGGCTCACTCGCGTTGCTGAAGCAATGCTTGATACATCACCTTTAGGACATTCAATTGCCAATAGCTTTTTGACTGTTACCGAAGATAACTTTGACTCCGAAGGTCGGCCTGTATGGGCTGGTTTAAGTCTAGTGACTTTGGCCCGTCGCAAGTCAGGGAAAATGCTTTTTCAATCAGGTCAATTGCGACGCAGCATTACAACACGTGTGTCAGATAATGAAGTCGAGATTGGGACTAATGATCCTAAAGCTCCAACCCAACATTTTGGTGCGAAGCAAGGTCAATATGGCAAGTCTTCTAGAAATGGGCCACTTCCTTGGGGAGATATTCCTGCAAGACCATTTTTACCAATGGATGAGCAAGGCAATTTACAACATGAGGCAGAGCTTGCCATATTTGATGATGTAGACCATTACTGGCATCAGATATTTAATTTCTAAAACTGGGCGGAAGTGTTTCCGCCTGATCTTTTTTCTCCCCTCATTCTAATCTCATAACATCTTTTAAAAAGTTGATGTTATGACCGATTCAGTTCTTGTAGCTCAATGCTCATTTGATTTAGCAGTATCGTCCGATCAAACGGAATATTTGGTATTGGTTCCTGAAGGTGTTTTCGAAGGCCGTGATGGACGTCCTACTGATGCACCTCATTGGGTTCTTACACCACAACGAGGTCGTGAAATCGTTGCTGCATTGAATCAACACAAGGTTGATATGGTCATTGACTACGAACACGCCACATTAAAAAGCCAGAGTACGGGTGAACCTGCACCAGCTGCTGGCTGGTTGAAATCTGCAAACTTCAGGTATATCGATGGAGTTGGAATATGTAGCACAAAATTTGAATGGCTTGATAAAGCAAAAGCCTTTATTGAGTCGGGTGAATACAAATATTTATCGCCTGTATTTTTCTACAACAAACAAGGCGAAATCCTAGCCTTAATCAATGTCGCTTTAACAAACAACCCTGCATTAGACCAGTTGCCCGAAGCCAAGCTTGCCGCGGCAGCTCAGCAATTTTTTGCCCAAAACAATGATGAGGATTCAACAATGAATGAGTTTCTAAAGCTCATGCTTAAAAAACTGGGGCTGGCTGAAACCGCTTCAGAACAAGAAGTGTTGGCAGCTGCCAATAGTGTTTTCACTAAACTTGATGGTGCTTTTGGTACTTCAACTGCTAATGATCAGACCTTATTGGCTGCTATCGATAAAGCCATTGAAGTCAAGGCGGCAGCAAACAGTCAGGCTGTTGTTGATCCGACCAAGTTTGTACCAATCGCTGTATACCAAGAAGCCATTGCAAAAGCTGTTACTGCCGAAGCCGCTCAAAATACAAAAGAGATTGATGACCTCATCCTTGCAGCTTGTAGTGATGGGCGTTTAACAGGTGAAGTAACTATTAACTATTACAAAGAACTGGCAAAGACTAATCCTGATGTTGCTAAAGCCCAAATTGAAGATTTGCCAAAAATTGCAGCATTAACCCAAAAACAGACCACAACTCACCAACATAACCAGCCTAACCAACAGTCAGTTTCTGCTGAGACCTTGGCTGTCGGTAACTTGATGGGTATTGACTGGAACGAGGCTAAATAAATATGAGCAGTATTTTAACTCAAGAAGAACGACAAACTGAGCGACGTGAAGTTGGTTTGATTCACGTGCCAGTTAAAGCTGGTGCAACAGTAGTGGCTGGGTTTATTGCGGTTGTAGACGCAACAGGTTATGCGGTAACTGCAACAGCTGCAACAGGCCTAACTTATTTGGGTCGCTATGAAGACAGTGTTGATAACACAGAAGGTGGAGATGGTGATGTATACGTTTTAGTACGTACTCATGACGCATTCCTATTTGCCAACAGTGCTACAGACCCAGTGACTCAGGCATCGTTTGGCAAGCCTTGCTATATCGAAAATAAAGAAACAGTTGCCGAAACAGATGCTGGTGGAACCTTATCTGTAGCTGGTCGTGTGGTTGGTGTTGATGAAAATGGAGTGTGGATCGAATGATTGTTAATGGCGCGAATTTAAATGCGATTTTCTTAAACCTTAATAAGGTCTTCAACCAGACATTTAACGATGTTCCTGTTGAATATCCATCTATTGCTATGGTTGTTCCAAGTAATGGTGCATACGTAGATTATCGCTGGTTAGCTAATTTTCCTCAGATGAAGGAATGGATCGGTAAAAAACACATTACCAAGCTTGCTGAATATGACTATGTCATTCGCAACAAAGATTATGCAGCAACAATTGAAGTGCGTCGCAATGACATCGAAGATGACCAGATTGGTATCTACAAGCCGCAAGCTGAATCGGCTGCTTGGTCTGCAAAACAGCATCCAGATGAATTGGTTTTTGAAGCAGTAAATAAAGCATTTACGGCTAAATGTTATGACGGTCAACCGATGATTTCAGGAAGTCATAAAGTTGGCAAGTTGACCTTTAGCAATAAAGGAACCAAAAAACTTTCGATTGCTTCATTAGCAGCAGCTCAAGCTTCATACGGTGTGGCACGCACTACTATGATGAAATTCAAAGACGAATCAGGTCGTCCTTTGAATGTTAAGCCAAACATATTGCTTGTGCCTCCAGCACAGGAAGATGTAGCTAATGCCTTGATGACTGTTGACCGCTTGGAAGATGGTAAGCCAAACCCTTACAAAGGTACAGCAAAAGTACAAGTGTCAGCACGTTTAACCGATGATAATGCATGGTTCCTGTTAGACAACACAAAACCTGTGAAACCTTTTGTCTATCAGGTACGTAAAAAGCCAGTGTTCGTTTCACAAACCAATATGGACTCTCCATCTGTATTTATGGAAGGTGTTTTCTACTTTGGTGCTGAATCACGTGGTGCTGCTGGCTATGGTTTCTGGCAAACCGTATACGGTTCAACTGGTACGGAGGCATAAGCCATGTATGCAACGGCAGACGCGATGATTGCAAAGTTTGGTGAGCGTGAACTTATTCAGCTCACTGACAATGAAGCTCCGTATTTAGAAGTCATTAACTATGACAAGCTGAATAAGGCTTTACAGCATGCTAACTCTCAAATTGAGGGCTATCTTGTTGGTCGCTATAAGCTGCCGTTGCAAACAGTTCCGCCATTTTTAGAATCCATTGCATGTGACATGGCCCGCTACCATGCCTGCACTGGAGCATTTTCTGAAAATGATCCAATTCGTACACGTTACGACGATGCGATTAAAACATTAAAGGAAATCGCAAAAGGCACAGTCAGTCTTGGTAATGCTCCAGCTGGTGAGTCTGAGCCAGTTAAAACGTCATCAAATAATGTGATGTTTCAGGTCGGGCGCAATGATTTTGGAGGTCGCGGATGGTAAATCTTGACCTTGGTATTGTTGTGCAAGGCATGAAAGATGTTATGGCAAAACAGATTGAAACTAAAGCATGGCCTTGGATACGTGAAATCAAAACCTATGGCGGTGAATTCGATGATGAAACTTTAGCTTTTATCGATACATTTCCTGCAATCTGGGTGACTTTTAAAAGTTCAGGTTCACCTCGCAAAATTAGTGAGAACAAAACTGTTTATCCCATTAATTTAGTTGTTTTAGTTGGCGCAAGATCAGTACGTAATGAAGAAGCTCAACGCTTAGGCGGTGGCCGCGATATCGGAACTTTTAAGATGTTGAGCCTCGTTCATAACTTGCTCATTGGAAATGATTTATCAAGTGTCAATGTGAAAGGTTTAGCGCCATTAGAGCTAGGCCATACCAGAACAATTTTTAATACAACAACACGCAGACAGTCTGTCAGCGTGCTCTCTCAAGAATTCAATACCCAATACACCATCACGGCTTCTGACAGAGACCGTGAAGAAGCTGAGACTGTTGACGATCTGCTGGGTGTTCAAGTCGATTATTACTTTCAACCGAACGACGGCATTGTTGATGCCTCGGATCGTGTTGAGTTTCAGGAAAATTAAGCTATGTCTATTTCTGCAAATATTAAAGTTCCAGACGTATACACCAGCGTCAATATCAATACTCAGCGTACAGGCTTGCCCCTAAACGATCAGCGAGTTTTATTTGTGACGCTGGATGTTTTGTCAGAACAATTTAAACCTGTTGATGTCTATGACAAGGCTGATGCTGATGCCAAGTTTGGGACTAATTCTCAAGCTGGGCGAATGATTACAGCTGCTGTAAAAACTAACCGAACCGTTAATGTGCAGGCTGTAGCCCTTGCTGAAGAGAGTGTACAAACACAAGCGGCTTTATTAGCTGAGGATAGTAAACCTGTGCTTGGTGAAGATGGCGCTTTAATTGAACCATAAGGAGTAATGTATGGCTCAACAAATCGTAATTGAAGTGCCTGGCACCAAAATCAGTGAGCTTGAAAAAACTTCTAGTGTCTCACGTGGCGATGTAACGCCAGTAGTCCAAAATGAAGAAACAAAACAAGCTGATATTGGGCAAATTTCGGATTTCGTTAAGTCTGAGCTAGGCACTGCTGCTTTAAAGAATGAATCTGATTTTGCTACACCAGCTGCCGTCGCTGAAGCAAGTCAAGCAAGTCAAATGCGAGATGATGCTCAAAACGAGCGTATCGATGGTGTTGAATATGGACTAACTGCAATGGCTAATGGAGCAGATAAATCATTTGCTACTTATGCTCAAATGATTGCCTATGTTCCTCCTGAGGCAAATGTCTCGGTACGCAATAATGATCATGATCCTGAATTGAGAGGTACATATATATGGAATGGTGAATCATATATTCCCGGCTATGATCCTCTTGATGAAGCAATGGAATTCGCAAATAAGAAAACGCAAGAGGCAATTAATTTTACCAATAGTTCTGTAAGTAATTTATTTGTAGAAGGAAAGCCTAGTGTACCTATTCAAGCAAACCTAAATTATGGATGGGCAATAAATACAGATACCCCCCAAAGTTCAATTTTTTTTCCAACACAACATAATCTGCGTGCATATCTAAAAATAGATGTTAGAGATGTGCAAAGTTTAGTTGTAAGTAATGCTACATCAGCATGGAGTGGATGGCGTTGGGTATTTCGCACTGCTGATGATACTTTTATTTCAATGAGTTCGGGCATTGGTAATGGTACGTACAATGTTCCAACTAATGCAGTATGGGCATATAGAACATATCAAGTAGGCGATGCGGGTGCTTATGAAAACACAAATATAGTCATTCAGAAAATTCTTAAAAAGAATATTCATAATGAAATTGAAGAAGCATTAAAAGAGAATAATAATGCATTCGGTTCTGAGCTAAGAGAATATGCAGATAGTTTAATTGAGGGTGAATTAGAAGTTGGTATTAGCTTGAATGCCATTGCAGGCTATTCAGTCGATACAACTCAAGGTCACTTGAATATATTAAGTCCACAGAATAATGATATTCGTAAATATATTGAGCTTGATGTAAGTAATTTTTCAGTGCTGAAAGTTAGAAATTCTTTGCCAGTAGATTCATGGTATTGGGTATTTGTAACTAACACAGGTGAAAAAATACTGTCCAATTTTAAGTTAAATGGTGACTTCTCAATTCCAGCAAATGCAGTTAAAGCTTATAGAACTGTATATTATGAAAAAGCTCCCACTAAATATGACGATTTGTCTAATGGGCTAACTATAACGGCTATACCACGAAAACTGCCTGTCCAGCCCCAAATTACGTATTTGGCACAACAAATTTCTGAAATCTTAAATAGTGGTGGTGCAAATTTAGCTGCGTATGTTGCTCTATCATCCATTATCAAAAAAATGGAAGAAATGTTTGAGCAAAAAAACTTTATTTCTCCAAATGACTTTGCTGGTTTAACTCAGTTTGAGCGTGTAAAAAGCGCTATTGAATTTGTTCGACTTCAAGGTTATGGCATTGTTGAACTTGGTATTGACAAAGATACGAATACAAATTTATGGATATTCCCTGAAGCCTTACTACTACCAAGTAATTGCTGGATATTTATTAATAAATCAATAGTAAAACGTGGTGATGGCGTTTTTGATAATGTTTTTAGGAATGATGGGATTATTCTAGATAATGACCCATTTAAAGTTGCTAAAGAGTTAAAACAAAACGTCAATATTCGTATTTTTGGCAATGATAAGACCGATTCATTTATTGATGGAAATTTATTGAACGCACGAACAGCTCCAAATCCAATTACAGGTGGAGCGGCTGAGCCGTGGATTTCAGATTTTTTTGGATGGCGTGCAATTTCAGTACTTTTTGCGAATACAAAAGCACATAGTGTCTACAATCTAAGTTTCATTAATGCACAAAGTTGGAATATTTCAAATGAGCATGGGTGTGAAAGCTTTAGCTATCACGACTTGTCTTTTTCATCGACTGTAAAAAATGGTGATGGAATCAATATCCGTATGGGTTGTAAAGATTTTGAAATTTTCAATATTGAAGGAAAAACATCAGACGATACTATCGCGTGTACTGCAATTAAAAATTTTCAAAGTGTTTGGCCAACTGGAAAATATGTTTATCCCTCACAAATCGGTGGTTATGCTGATCGTGGTTTTGGCTCGGATATTTCAAATGGAAAAATTTGGAATATTAAGGCAAGTTCAGCAGGCGGGATTCGCTTATTGTTCTCAGGCGGTTCGAAAGTACATGATATTAGTATTAATAAATTCACTGAATTAGACGCTAAATGTTGGTACTACATGCTCTTAATTCACACAGGTGGAGCTTATGGTAGTGCTGGGCAAATGGGCGATTGTTTCAATATAACAGTTAATAATATTGATTCAGAATTAACGGATAAAGTTGTAAACCTCGATGGTCCACTTAAGGATTGTTGGATTAACAGTGTTACACAAAATCTGGTTACAGAAACTCCAGCTATTCTTAAAGAAGCCTCATATGTTGAGGAAAATGTAAAAATCTCAAATATTTATCAAGCTCAGGGATCACCATAATGACTCTTCAAAATACACTCGATATCATCGCTCCACTTGGCCACACCATCATTGCTGTATCAGCACCTCCAGCTGCTGGAACTGATACAGTTGCATGGATTGATCATTTAACATCTGTAAGTGATGCCATCAATCAAAAACCAGCAATTCTGGTGGTTCCATTTACTGATATTGTTGCCGCTGAAACCTTTGCAGACCAAGCTCCTGTAAAGACTTGCTACCGTGTTGTGGTTGTTTGCTATCACGGTGCAACAGGTCAAGAACCTGAACTTGCAGCAGCAATGGCCGCAGCTTTGGCAGACTCAAACGATCCAGCTTTACCATTCAACGGTGTAAACCTAGAAGGTGTTAAACCTGTTTCAGATGAGTACAAGCTAAAGTTTGAACGTATTAATGCTGCCTTAAACAAAGGCGTTTGCATGATCGAAACTGGCGCTGATGGTAAGCCTGAAATTGTTCGCGCAATTTCTACATTCCGCGTTAATCCAGACTCAGGTGATGCAGATGACATCATGCTGGACATTAATGGCGCGCTGGTTATTGATTACACCCGTAAAGTTATTCGCACGGCTTTGCGTAAAGAACGTCGCCGCAAAAATACAGCAGCTGCTCGACGTAATGTTCGCTCGGTTATGTTGGCTGAACTTCTGAAACTTGATCGGGCTGAAATCCTTGAAAACGTTGAAGCGACTAAGGATCAATTAACTGTAGTGCAAAACGAAAATAACAAAACTTGGGCCGTTGGAAAAATTCCTGCTCATTGGGTACGTGGTATGCATGTGGTAGATGCACAACTTGATGTCTATTAATCAACTCAATTTTAAAAGGTCGCAATTGCGGCCTTTTTTATTGGGCGGAAGTATTTCCGCCTGATCTTATTTAAATAGTTATTTGACAATGGGTCATCCTTAAAAAGAGAGATAAACAATGTCTGAAGATGCAGTTGGCTCAATTGTAATGAGCTTTAACGGGCTGGATTATGATGTTTCACGGCTTGGTACAAGTATTACGACTGGGAATCGTCCAATCGCTACGATGAATCGACAACAACGTGTGAAATATAAATCCCGTGGTATTACGACTTATGAACTTACTGCAACCGTAGTCATTCCAGATGGAAAAGACACGGTGCAATGGCTCCAAGTGGATGATGCCCGAATTTCAATCGAGTCTCCTTCAGGGAATTATCGTGAAACTTTCATTGACTGTAATGTCACGTCTGTGGGTGCTACTTATGACTTAAATGGCGAAACAGTACGTGAGCTTCAGTTGTTCTGCTTAGACTATATTGACGAAACATTGTAGGTAAAAAATGGAAAAAATCTTTATTGAAGATGATTTACCTGTTGCGATTGTGTTGGATCGTAATAAGAAAAAAATTAAGTGCACCAAGTTTATTATTTCCGATTTGACAGCACTTGAATATGTGGAAGCTCAGTCGAAAATCACTGGACTGCAATATGTATCTATTTCTGATGTAGTTGCGATGGTTAAGTTAATTGATTCAAATGGCAATCAATATGAACCTACATATGATGAAATCGCACAAACATCACAATTTAATTTAACCCATTTCTTCGATAAAAAGGCTGAACTTGAGGCAAAGGTGAAAGCCGCGAATTAATTGGACGTGTCCTTTTAATTAAAGCTTTGATGGCTATGGGTATTCCTTATGGAGAGGCAATTAATTTGCCTCTACATATTGCATTAGCTTTTCTTAGCAATATGCGGCCTTCATCCCCTCAAGTATTAAATAAGGAGCCTGAAGTACCCCCTCAAACCTCAGCAAAAACGCATGCAAAGACTTATGTCTCAACAGTGCGTAAACATTCTAAGAAGTCACAGGATTAAGTTATGAGCGGAAGTAATTCAACTGTCTCACTTACATTGCAGATTAAAGGGCAGCAAGCTTTTCAGGAAATGAATCGCTTCAATAATCAGCAAATCCGTGCAAATACTACAATCAATGCACAGTGGACACAGATAAGTTCTACTCAGGCTAGATTTGTGAACGGTGTAAAAGCTGGTACACAAGCCACTATAAATACGGCCCGTGTGAGTGATCAGTTATTGCGTACCAACCGTATGCTTGAGGGGGTTTTAAGACAGCAATCTATTCAGACTAGAATTCAAAGCCAGCTTTATAAGCAGCAAGTCGGCTCAATGCAGCAAGTGGCAAACTGGGCAAGACAGGTTGAACAATCAAGTAAGCGTACACATCAGTCAACGCAACAAACTATGTCATTGTGGCAGAAAGGTACTGCTATTGCTGGTGGTGCAATGGCTGGTGGCATGTACTTCTCTAATGCTTTACAGAAGCCACGTGATTACGATCAACAACTAACATACATCGCAGCAACTGCTACAGGTGGTCAAGGTATGACACCAGAGGCACGTTTGGCAGCGCGTGGTCAGTTAAATGAATATATTAAGGCAGCAGTTCGTAGTGGCGGTGGAACGCGTGAGGATGCTGCTGAAGCTGCAAATGCATTAATTGCTTCAGGTAAATATGAACTTAACAATGTAGCTCCAGCATTAAATACAGCAGTTAAAACGGCCTTTGCAACAGGTGCAACGGCCACAGATGCAGCTGCTCTAACAACACGAATGCAAGACTTTGGCATTACCGATTTACAACGTGGTCATGATATTGCAGTGCGTGGTGGGCAGTTGGGTAGTTTTGAATATAAAGACCAGGCGAAATGGTTGGCCCAACAAATGGCTGCTGCCCGTGCTGTTGGATATAGTGGTGAAAAAGGTTTTGTAGAACTTGTAGCTATGAACCAAGTTGCCATGAAAACTGCTGGTACTGCTGACGAGGCTGGCAATAATGTAGTCAACTTGCTTGCGAAGTTGTCAAGCCGTGAATTTAGTAAATCAATTAGTGATGCAGTTGTTGCACAAACTGGTGATCCTACAAAATCGGATGGCAAGAAAAAACCCAAACAAGTCTTCGATTGGAACACTTACTCAATTCAACAGCGTGAGCAAGGAGTCTATGGCGTCGAAGCTTTTGTGAAATTGTTGGAGAGACAGCTTGCTGGTAATGCCCAATATACAAAGCTTCAGAAACAAGCTTCATCTTCTGATTCAGCAGCACGTAAAGCTGCTTTGGAAGATATGAGTAATATTGCTATGGGTTCAGAAATTGGTGAGATTATTGCTGATCGACAGGCCTTAATGGCAGCGTTAAGTGTTGTTTATAACAAAGACACTTTAAGTGATTTAAGAAAGCAACTCCCTAATGCTGCTGGTACAGTTGCTGCTGATTATTCAATGGTTAGCCAGACAGAATGGGCAAAAGATCAAGCATTAAATCAGGAAAAACTTTTTGCACAGTCTAAAGCATATGATGCTGTGTCTGGATCATTGGGCGATTTCAAAGAAACATTAATTAAAACTGCTTCAGAAAACGAAAATTTGGCTGGTGTTACCTATGGTGCTGCTGTAGCAGTTGGTGGTCTTGCTTTAGCAGCTGGTGCAGCAGCTTTGACTCTCCGAGGTATGGGTGGTGGTAAAGTTTCAGATCTGCCTACAGGGACTAGAGGTGGTTTAGCTTCCAAAGCTACAAACGCAGCAAAAACAGCAGGTCTTGTTGGTGCTGCTTACACTGGCTTTGAGTTATTTAAACCTATTGATGATGCTGGATATAAGACTGTCAGCGACCTGCTTGCAAAGATCGGTATTGGCTCAGGTGGTGAGCGTCCAGACTTTGTGCAGCAAGCCATTGAGCAAAGTAAAGCCCAACAAGCTTCAGCTGAAGAAAAAAGCAGTCAATTAATTGCCGAGCAACAAAAGCAAAATCAATTGAGTCAAGAAATGATTAATAGGATTAACGCATTAATCAATGTCACTGGTCAAAATAAGCCTATGGTATTTAATGGCGGTGGTTCACTTCTTGATGCCATTTCCCACAATGCAGCAACTCAAGAAGCAAGACATGGTGCTCCGCCATTCTATCTTCAGAAAAGATAAGCGGAAGCGTTTCCGCCTTATATCAAGGCCAGACATTTCACAGAATAGCCTCACAATAGTGAGGTTTTTTTATGGGCTGGGATACTGATCTTCAAGACGCAAGCTTTCGTGGTGTTCATTTTGAATGCACGTCTGTAGACGATGGTATGTCTAAAACGCTTGCAATCAAACAAGCTCCATATTCAAACAAAGCATCAATTGAAGATATGGGTAACGAACCACTTCGATATTCAATTAATGCTATTTATTCTGGATCTGACTATAAGCAATCGATGGATGCGTTAATTGCCGCACTCAGCTCGACTGGGGCTGGCGAATTAATTCATCCTATTCACGGCATTATGAATGTTCATGTGAACTCGTACCGTATTCAGCATGATGCCAATAATGTCGATTTCTGTTCTATTGCCATTGAATTTGTTGAGGCTGAAACTAAAGAAAAACCTTTATTTATTCCTGTTTCTACCCCTACAACTATTGCTCCAAGCAAGATTGTTGATACACCGACCAGCGCACTAGAAAAGGCTCTAGATAATCTTAAACTCTCTGATAACAACAAACTGTTTGAAACAGTCAATCGCATCCGCAATGGCCTAGAAACTGCCCGTAAATACATGGGTATTGTCAAAGAAGGCGTAGAGGATATTTTGTCACCCAAAGATTGGGCCGTGGGATTAGTTGATGACATTACCAAACTAGTCACTTTTGACACCAATATTTCTGCTATCTCTCAGTGGCGCGATGTCATTAACCGTGTGAACCGTTTTGAAAAACTTTTTCAGAATGATGAGTCTCCAGAGTTACAACAGACATGGCGTGCAACCTATATCGCCAGCAATATTGCTGTTGCTCAACAAGTTGTAAGCACTACACGTAAAGAAATGGCTGAAAACACCACGATAAGCTTCAATCCGATGGAGCTTGCAGTGGTCCGTCAAAGTGTCCGGAAAGCATTACAACGGGCTATTAATGAAGAGCGTGAAGGTTCTTCATTTGAAAATATTGCTCAGATTCAGGTTTATAAAGAAGCCGCTGACCAAATACACCTTCAGATTCAGGAGTTAATAGAAACACGACCACCGATTACGAAAGTACGTGTACCAGTACCATGCACATTGCATTGGCTTGCTCACTATTTGTATCAAGACATGAGCCGTGCAGATGAAATCTTGCGTCTAAATCAGGATTTGATTAATCCAGCTGTCCTTCAGGTAGGTATGGAGGTCACAGTTTATGCAAGATAACCAAGGCAATGAAATCAAGCTGGTCATTGGTGGATACGAGATTGCAGGCTGGAATAATGCTGTTGTAGACAATCAGATCGATACTCCAGCTGAGAACTGGAGCCTGAATCTTTTTCATAAAAACGGTCAGCCATTACCTGAAGGTATTTCAGGTGGTAGTCCTGTTCAGCTTTATTTTGCGAATCAATTAATTCTTACATCAATTGCAGACCGAGTGCAGGAAGGAATTAACCGTGACGGTTACGGCCTTGAGATATCTGGCCGTGATCTTGTAGGCCAATTAATTGATTGCTCTGTGCCTATGTTTAATGGCCGTCAAATTACTCTTGAAGAGCTTATTGGCCGCTTTATTTTAAATGGTGACCTTGGTTCACTCTTCCACGACGTTTCTATTCAAAATAATTCTTGGCTGAAGAACAAAGTATCAATAGAGCCTTCCGAGTCATTGTGGGATGCACTTATTAAAGCTGCACAGGTCACAGGTCAACATGTGTGGTTAGAGCCAGACGGCAAGCTAGTAGTTGGTGATCCATTCGCAAATCCGTATTACGTTAAAACTCCATTAAAGTTAATTAAACCTTTAAACAACGATAACAACGTTTTAAGTCTGCAATACACAAATGACGTTTCAAATGTTTTTAGTGAAATCAAAGTGCTTAGTCAGGATGGTAACGGTCAACACATTCTTTCTGAAACTACAGCAAAAACCCAATACAGCTTTAATCGCCTGAAAATAGTTACTTTGAGTGATGCTGAAACACAAGCTGAAGCTGATGCAGCGCTTGAGAAAATTAAAAAAGATAATGATTTTGAAGCAAATACATTGATTGCTGTTGTTCCAGACTGGCAGATCGATGGAAAGCTTTGGTCTACTGGCTGGTATGTAAACCTTGAAACCAATGCTTTAAGCCGAGCTACCGCGAAATGGGCTGTGGTGGGCTGTACTTTTAATTTATCGCGTCAAGAAGGCAAAACCACCAAGCTGCTGCTAAAGCGCCAAGGCGACTGGGCAAATCCTTTAATTTTAAAGGAGAAAAACAAATGATTCAGATGGTGCAGCGCCAAATTAACAAGGCTTTAGGCCAAATCAGACAGTCATTCCAAGGCATTGTGGCGCGTGGTGGTTCAAAAGTACTTCAGTTAACAGGTTTACCTGACGAAACCCTTCAGGAAATCGAATTATTTCAGCAAGTAGGTTTTAGCTCTTACATACCTGAAGGCTCACGTGTTGTGGTGCTTCCGCTTCAGGGAAAAACTTCACGCTCAATTGTCATTGCAACTACAGGTGGCACTGTAGTTATCAATGTTTCTGAAGGTGAAACCTGCATTTACGATCAATTTGGTCATTCAATCTGGCTCAAAAAAGACGGCATCAAAATGAAAGGAAATGTCGACGTAGATGGCTATATCAAAGCCACAGAAGACATTTCAGATAAAACAGGATCAATGCAAGAAATGCGTGAGGTTTATAACGACCATAAACATGGCAACAGCCCACCACCAACAGAACCTATGGAGTAGTTATGGGAACTATTAATTTAGAAACGAAAGATTATGTACTACTCAGCCTTGATCAGGCTTTTAAAGATGATGTGGTGCAGGCTGTTTGTCAGCGTTTAAACATACATCGTCGCAAGTACTGGAAGGATCCGAATCTTGGGAGCCGTTCTTACACACTTCGTCGTTCTAAAGATGTGCCACGTATTGTGCAATTAGAACAACAATACGCTGAAGAAGCATTATCTGACTTAGTGCCAGATCGACTCGCTTCAGTTGTAGTAAGTGCTACTCAAACAATGCAGAGCCAAGTTGATCTGCTTATCGAAGTAACCAAGCTCACTGGCGAAAAGCAGACAATTCCATATTTTGTGGCTGTAGGTGGTTGATATGGCATTTTCGACAAAAAGTTTTTCTCAAATTCGTCAGGATATTGTTCAGGAAATTAGAAATAAGACTGGTTTAACAATTAATGATGACTCAGATGCTGCAATTCGCGCCGATGGTACAGCTTCAGTAGTTGAAGGTTTGTATCATCATCAAATCTATATTCAAAAACAGATGTTTGTTGCAACAGCTGATGAGCCTTTCCTTTATTTGCATGCTGTGCGGTTGGACTGTCCACGTAATGGTGGCTCTAACGCAACAGGACGTGTCAAAGCCAATTCAAACACGGCTGTAACTATTCCAGCGGGTACAAAAATTACTGATGGCAAAGGCCACTATTGGCTCACATTGTACAAAGAGCAACTAACTGCGAATAAATCTAGAGAAATTCAAGTCATTGCTGAACAAGCTGGCGTGAGCTGGAATTTTGATGGTCAACAACTCCTATGGGTTAGCCCCTTAGCAGGTGTTGCAGCACAGGTCGACGTCATTGAAATGTCTGGTGGCGTGGATGTTGAAGAAGTTGAAGCTTGGCGTCAACGTATGCAAGCGAAGGAAGCACTTGGCTTAATCCGTGACCGTGAAGCTGATTTAGAGCGAATCGTTAAAGATGTATCAGGTGTTGCAGATGTTTTTATTTTTCCGAAACGTCGGGGACTTGGTTCATTAGATGTTGCAGTAACAGCAGCTGGTAATCCACCCAACTCACCAAGTACTGCATTATTAGCCGCTGTTCAGGCTACTTTAGAAGATTATTCAGGATTCTGGACAGATGTTAGAGCTTATGCACCCACTAAAGAATATATAAACCTTACTGTTCTAGTGACAGGTTCTGTTGGTTTAGATGTTGTTGAGCAAGTTGTACGTGAATATGTCGGGCAATTAAAGCCAGCAGAAACTTTCGTGATCACAACTTTAATTAGCCGTATTAAAGAACTGGTTAGCGTGGTTGATGTACAGATCACACCTAATACCAATCAAACACCTACAAATACCAACCTAATTACTGGTTGGCTTCGAATTGGTAATTTGACGGTGGATTACGCATGACGTTTGAACAAACCGTAGAACTATATGCTTCAGTACTTCGCCAATTACTTCCTGTTGGTGGTTATGACAATGCACAAGACACTGTTATTGCAATTGATATCAACACTCATGCAAAGGTATTGGCTCAAGCTGACATAGATGCAAAGCGATTGCTTTCATTTATAGAAGGCATTCCAGTTGAACTATTAGATGAATATGAAAAGTCTTTAGGTTTGCCACTCAAATGCACAGTAAATGGGGCAAAAACCATTGAAGAAAGATTACAGATTATTCAATGGGTTCAAAAGACTAAAAACGTGCTTAATCGGACATATTTAGAAGAACTACTGGAGCTTTTCGGCGTTGAGTTGATTGATTTAGTACGTTACACACCGATTCAATGCACCGCACCATGTACGTCTCCAGTCAACACCGAAAGCCTACGGTTTAAAGTCAAACTCATCTTAAAAGCACCAGTTAAAGCCGAAATGGGCTGCATTATTAAAAATTACTTACCTGCTTATTTGCGGTATGACATTGTTGAGGAACAAGTATGAAACGAATTGATAGTGTAAACGCACGTCCAGACGTAAATGGAGCTGGCAAAGCGGGCTTTCATGATAATTCTGATTTAAGCGGCCAAGATGCAACTTATCTCACACCAGATTTTCTCAATACCATACAAGAAGAACTAGCAAACCTACTTGAACTTAGGGGTATTATTTTAAATCCAGAAAAGCGGGATCAACTTTTTAATGCTTTGGCAGGCAAAGATGATGTAGATTCTGCTTTGGATCTTGTTCAGACACTACTTGATAATGAACGTAATGCACGCATTAAAGCCGATCAAGATCACTTGGATGCATTAAATCCTCATCCGCAATATGTAATGCGCAAAGACTTTCGATTGCTTTATAGAACGTTGTCTCCTGAAACAACCGTAAATCCAAAGATTTATACAGATGATCCGCAAAACTGGCAGATAAAACATACAGTTGAAAATATTAGTGCTCACATCATGCCAAACGGTGTTATTGAGCAAACAATTAAAGTAAGAACTGTTTATGGCGATTACAATGCGCAGGTCTATCTGCCTATTGGTCTTTCTAACATTCTAAATGTCTCTGCATTGTATCAAGGACAACGTGAGAATCAAGACGCTGAAGATGACTCAGCTATACGTTTACTTGATATTTACGACGAGACAGTTCAATTAGAGAATGGTTTGCAAGAATGTAGAACCGTTGTTAATTTTCGATTTGACTATGTCAGTGGCAGTACTGGTGGACAACGAGAACGGTTTGCTTATTTAAAAATTATGGGTTTTGGTGCTTCAAATACAGATTTGGAGAATCTAAATAGCTATCCGTATCCTTATTATCGAAATCAAGATGATCTAGATGGTCAGGTTGTATATATTGATCAGAATCTTACAAATGTAAGCTTGCTAGAGCTATTCATCCAAACTTATGGTGCACCAACTGCTACTACAAGAGCTATTTTTGTTATTGCTTCAGGTGTGACACTCATTGCTGTTACTTCTGGTAGTTGGTTAGATGGTTCAAGCCGTCAAATCATTAACTACGGTCATATATACGGTACTGGCGGTTCTGGCGGATACTATGATGAAAATACTGCTATGGTAGGCGATGGTGGTACGGCAATCATTGCACAGAATGCTAGTAGCTTTATTGATGTACGTAACTATGGTTTGATTGCCGGCGGTGGTGGTGGCGGTGCAGCTGGTAAGTCTGAGTATTCAATAGGTGCACAAGATTATTATGCTGTTGGCGCAGGCGGTGGTGGTATTCCACTAGGTACAGGTGGAGTTAATATCAATCAGGTTGTACCTGAAGGCAAAACACTAGTAAATCTTGCTGGAGAAGCTGCTACTTTATCTGTAGCAGGTAATGGAGCAACTGGTACAGGTTTAGCTGCTGGTGGCGGTGGAAACGTTGGTGAGGATGGTAAAGCTAGTGAATCAGCACTTCAAAATGGTATTGTTGGTAAAGCTGGTTTGATTTACCAAGGCAACGTTACGATCACAAATATTGGTGGTGGACAGGTAAAAGGTAGAACACCTTCTAATTGA